TTATTATCGTACCAGCTCTAAAACGCCCAGTTGCAATACCTACTCTATTTACTTCTTTTAGTGAATATCCAGCAATATTTGGTACCACAGTAGAAAGTGCTTCTACAGAGTATGGATATTTGACATCGGCTACAGCAAATAACTATTTTAGACAAGGAGGCACGTCCCTTTTAGTTACTAGAGTTACTCATGGTGAGTTCACACCTGCATTTACTTCAGGTAGTACAGCCGGTTCAGGTAATTCAGGTATAATGAATGTAGCTACTTCAGAATCACTACAAATACAAACGATTTCAGAAGGTGCTATAATGAATAATCTTCAAGCTGCAGATTCGTCTGGTGGTACTTTAGATTCAGGATCTTTAGATAATGTTAGATGGGAAATTAGTGGTGTTAACACTGGTTCAGGTATCTTTTCTATTATAGTAAGACAAGGTAATGATACATCAAATCAAAAATCAATTTTAGAAACTTGGAATAATTTATCACTTGATCCGTTTGCTGCCAACTATATTGAAAAAGTGATAGGTAACCAAAGTTACAATATTAGACAAGATGGTGCCGATTATTATGTACAAGCTTCAGGAAGCTATGTAAATAAAAGTAAATACATATCAGTAAAACAAGTAAACCTTCCAACACCAAATTTCTTTGATAATAATGGAGTTGCTTCAAGTGGTTCATTTAATGGAGTTTTAACTTCTTATCATGAATTTATCCCAGTAGCAGGTTCAGGATCATTTACAGGTGCTTTAGGATACAATGTACAAGCTGCAACGTCACCAATGAAATTTAATCAAGATATTTCTAACACAAATATTCAAGGATTAACTGCTACAGATTATTCACAATCAATTTCATTATTAAATAATCAAGACGAATATAATTTTAATGTAATAGTAACACCAGGACTAATAGCTGACTCAACATATGCAGCACATATTGTTCAAGTTAATTCATTAGTAGCATTAGCAGAAAATAGACAAGATTGTATAGCAGTAATAGATGTTTCAAAATATGGAAGCACAGTTTCTGCAACAGTTAATAGTTCAACAGCATTTGATTCAAGTTATGCTGCTACTTATTGGCCTTGGCTACAATCAATAGATCCAACTAGTGGACAAACGGTTTGGTCGCCAGCTTCTGCGTTTATACCGGGTGTATATTCATTCACTGATGCTTCATCGGAACCATGGTTCGCTCCAGCAGGTTTAATTAGAGGATCGCTAGGTAACGTAATTAGAGCCGAGAGAAAATTAACATCAGGTAATAGAGATACTTTATACACTGCAAATGTAAATCCAATAGCTACATTCCCAGGAAGAGGAGTTGTAGTATTTGGACAAAAAACATTACAAGTTAAAGCAAGTGCTTTAGATAGAGTAAATGTTAGAAGATTATTAATTACTTTAAAAAGCTTCATAACTCAAGTATCAGATAACTTAGTATTTGAACAAAATACAATAGCTACAAGAAATAATTTCTTAAGCCAAGTTAACCCATACTTAGAATCAGTACAACAAAGACAAGGATTATACGCGTTTAAAGTTGTAATGAATGAAACTAACAATACACCAGATGTAATTGATAGAAACGAATTAGTAGGTGCGATTTATTTACAACCAACTAAAACAGCTGAATTTATAATTTTGGATTTCAACGTACTGCCAACAGGAGTTGAATTCCCAGCGTAAAAAAATAAAAATAGAATATTTATAACAAGAATAAATAATTAGATAAAATGGCAATATTAGACCCAAACGAAATATTTTACACAGCTTTTGAGCCAAAGCAACAAAATAGATTTATCTTATATGTTGATGGAATTCCTTCTTACCAGATTAAAGGAGTTGGAGCTGTTTCACTAACACAAGGTACAGTTCAATTAAACCACATCAACGTTGCAAGATACGTAAAAGGAAAAACTCTTTGGAATACAGTTTCAATGACATTATTTGATCCTATTACACCGTCAGGAGCTCAAGCGGTAATGGAATGGGTTAGATTACATCACGAATCAGTAACTGGTAGAGATGGATACAGTGATTTTTATAAAAAAGATCTTACATTTAATGTATTAGGACCAGTAGGTGATATTGTTTCTGAATGGATTATTAAAGGAGCTTTAATTACAGAAGCTGGATTTGGTGATTATAACTGGGATAATGAAAATGCTGCGCAAGAATTATCATTAACCGTACAACCTGATTATTGTATCTTAAACTTCTAATACAAGTTTAAAGAAATATTAAAAATAGCTTGGCTCCGCCAAGCTTTTTTTTTATATTGATATGTATTAACAAACGTTATTAAATAAAGACTATGGCTGATTTTAAATTCCCCACTGAAGAGATAGACTTACCTTCAAAAGGAAAAGTATATCCAAAAGAAAACCCATTATCTTCTGGGAAAGTAGAAATGAAATATATGACTGCTAAACAAGAAGATATATTAACTAATCAATCATATATCCAAAAAGGTATTGTATTAGATAAATTATTAAAATCATTAATTATTAATTCAAAAATTAATATTGATGATTTAGTAGTAGGTGATAAAAATGCTTTATTAGTAGGATGTAGAATTTTAGGATATGGAAAAGATTATGAAGTAACAATAGGTAGTAGTAATTACACTATTGATTTAAGTACTTTAGAAAATAAACCATTTGATGAATCCTCTATAGAACAAGGTAAAAATGAGTTTTCTTATACTTTACCTTCTAACAGTTCAGTATTAACTTATAAATTACTTACTGGAAAAGATGAAAAAGCAATTGATAGAGAAATTAATGGGTTAAAAAAAGTTAATAAAGATTCATCTCCTGAATTAACTACTAGATTAAAAAATATGATTCTATCAATAGATGGAAATGAAGAAAAAAAAGATATTAGAGAATTTGTAGATAATTATTTATTGGCTCGTGATTCTCGTGCTTTTAGAGAGCATGTTAAAAAAACACAGCCAGATATTGACTTAACTTATGTAGTTGATAGCGGGGAGGAGGTCGCAGTGCCCATTGGGCTTAACTTTTTTTGGCCTGACGCCTAAGGCAGCACCCCTAGTCAGGAAGAGTTTATTTACTCAAATCCATAATATTTTATTTCACGGTAAAGGTGGTTATGACTTTGAAACCATTTATAATATGCCGATTTGGTTAAGAAAATTTACATTTTCTGAAATTGATAATTACTATAAAGAAGAAAATAAAAAACAAAAAGAAGCATCCGAGGGTAAAGGTAAACAAACATTAGTTTCCTCAGATGGTAAAGTAAATGCCCCAGAATTTGCTAAAACTTCCCACCAATACAAAACCGCAGAACAAAACCTTAAAAAATTCAAAGGTAAAAGTAGTTTTAAATAGTCATATTTATAATAAAATACCTTAATGGCTTCAAAAGAAGAATTAAAAAGGCAGGACCAAATTAATGCTGCCAAACAAGAAGAAATTAGACTTGAAAAAGAACTAACTGCTGCTCGTCAAAGGAGTAATGCTGTAAAAGAAGATGATCTTGGTATTTCTTCAGGTATAATTGAAGTTTTAAAAGAATCTGTTGGAATCAAATCTAAAGTTAATCAATTTGATTCAAATCTCCTTAGTGTAAATAAAAAAATTAACAAAGAAATTTTAAACCAAAAAACTGGTTTAAATGATATTAAATCTTTAGATAAACAAATTTTAGCAAATGAAGAAGCAATTCTTAAAGCTGAAAAAGTAAAAAATAGTCTTAGAACTAATATTGGAAAACAGGGAAGAGCAGAGGTAGCTAATGTAAAAGCAACTTTAACTAATATGTCTAAGTTGCAAAAGGAAAGAGAAGCTATTCTTGAAGCTGCTGAAGGAGGAGAAAAATTTGATGAAAAAAGATTATCATCAATTGAAAAAGAATTAAAAACAAGAAATGCTACTCTAGATAGACAAGTAGAAGGTTTATCAACTGCTCAACAACAAGCTTTATTTACTGAACAAAACTTAAAATTATTAGAAGAAGAAAATAAAAAAAGATTAGCACAAAAGAAAGCAATTGAAGATGCAGAAAGTAAGCTAGGAATTTTTGGTGGTGTTTTAAAAGGTATTTCTAAAATACCCCTTCTTGGTGATGTTATAGATGCTGAAGAAGCTTTAGAGGCTGCTAAGGAAGCTACTATGAAAACTGGTAGTGGATTAGCTGGTATGGCTGCAGGTGCTAAAGTATTAGGTGCACAATTACTTAATGCCTTTAAACCAGCTAATATTGCGGCTGCAGTTTTTACTGCTATTGTAAAAACAGTAACGATGTTAGATAAAACATCGGGGGAAGTTGCTAAGAATTTAAATATGACAGTGGGTGAAGCAAGAGACTTACAAAGATCTTTTGCAAGTTTATCTTCTGGTGAATTAAAAAGTTCATTAGTTAGTTCTCAAGGGTTATTAGAAAGCTTACAAGAAATTAATAAAACATTAGGTACTAATGTAATGTTGAATCAAGAAGATTTAATTACGTTTACTAAATTAAGAGAAGCAGCTGGTTTTACTAATGAAGAGTTAATGGGTATCCAATCATTAACTTTAGCAAATGGACAATCTTTAAAAGAAAACACAGGAGAATTTTTAGCTCAAGCTAAAGTTTCAGCAATGCAAAATGGTGTACTACTTAATGAAAAAGAATTATTAAAAGATATAGCTAATGTTTCAGCTGCAACAACTCTATCATTTGGGAAAAATCCAGCTTTAATTGCTGATGCTGTTGCTTCAGCAAAGGCATTAGGTATGGAATTAGATCAAGTAGAAGCAATAGCCGATAGTTTACTTGATTTTGAAAGTTCTATTGCTAATGAATTAGAAGCTGAATTATTATTAGGTAAAGATATTAATTTAGAAAAAGCAAGACAAGCAGCTTTAGATAATGATTTAGCAACTTTAGCAAAAGAAATATCAACACAAGTTGGATCATCAGCTGAATTTTCTAAAATGAATAGAATCCAACAAGATGCTTTAGCTAAATCTTTAGGAATGAGTAGAGAAGATATTGCTCAAACTTTATTTGTTCAAGAACAATTAGCGGGAGCAACAGGAGAAGAAGCAGAAAGAAGGCAAGCTATATTAGATAAAAGAATAGAAGAAGTTGGTTTAGCTCAAGCCCAAAAAGAAATTGCTAAAGATGGATTATCGACTTTAGAAGACCAAGCTAGTGTATCAGAAAGATTTGAAAAAACAATTAAAAAAGTACTAGATTCTTTTATGGGTATTGCAGGTGTAGTAATGGAAATTGTTGAACCAGTTGTTAATATTTTACTTCCTGTTTTTAATGGTATTGCAGCTGCTGTAAAATTAATGTTAGATGGATTAACTTTAATATTACCAGTATTAGGTGGTATTGTTACAATTTTAGGACTTGTGTTTGCAAAATCGATTGCAACTGCTATTGTTGATATAGCAAGTAATGCCTATAAAAATTTCTCATTTATGGGACCAGCTGGGTTTGCCTTAGCAACTGCAGCTACATTAGCAGGGGCGGGTATGCTAAAAAGATTAGCTACTGCAGATGATATGGTTTCATCCCCAACAAGAAGACCAGGTTATGGTGATAGAACTTTATTTGGACCTGAAGGTGCAATTTCTTTAAATAACAAAGATACTATTATTGCCGGAACTAATTTATTTCCTAGGGGTAATGATGTTGTTTCTTCACCAGCAGGAACAGTAGCAATGAATGATAATAGTAAAACAAATGCCTTATTAGCTACATTAGTACAACAAAATAATAAAAAACCTCAAATATCACCAGTAGGTTTATATTCAGTTCAATAACACAATATTTATAATAAAAATAATTAATTATGAGTCTATTAAATAAATTAAAAGCGGGTGAATCTTCACTAACAGGTTTAGATGGTAATTCTCCACCAATAGTGGATCAAGCATTATCTACTTTACATAATGAATATTCATTAGATGGAAAACCATTTATGAATAATTTACCAAGTCCTACTCAGTTAGCTGCTTCTATTAAAGAAAGTAGTAAGTACGTGAATAACTTACCTGAGTAATAAATGGGATTAGTTGATCTTAGGACGGACTTAAAATCAATTAAGTTTGGTAAAGATTTAGTTGGTGGTGGTAATAGTAACCAACCCTATATAGTAAAAGATATTCCCTCTAGTTTTCAAGATGTAGGACGAACTGGAGGACCAGATTTTTTATTAAGAGGAGGTACACTATTTCCTAAAGCTATTGTTAACGACGTATCTCGAATGACACAAATGTTATTCGATTTTCGTAGTCCTAATGGTCCTTTATTTATTGCAAAACAAAATGCACTTTCCCTTTCAAATGTAAATACAAATACAGGTTACATAAAATATAAAAATGAACCTGATAATACACCATCTGGTGATCCTTTATCTGCTATCGGACAGTTTATTGCTGATAATTTAGCATTAAATCAAGGAATTTATACTCCTTTATCAACAATAGCTTCTGTAGTAGGAACAGGTGTTGGCGTTCATCCAAATAAACAAGGATTAAACCCATTTAATCCAATGTTAGGTGGAGAGCCTGGTGATGTTCAAACTCAACCTAAGGGATTAACATTACCAACTTATATTGAGATTACAGACGGAGGGCCTGATGGTAAAAGAAGTAGATTATTAGGATTTTTACCTAAGATTAATTCGAAACAAGGAGATAATATTCTTTATAAGTATACAGGTGGTCCTGGATCAACTTTAGGAGTTGGTACAACTACAATTAATATGCTTAATGACCAAAGAACTGGTATTAATCAAGAAGGTAATACTGGAACTATAACTTTTTTGCCAAACACCATTCAATTAACTGGCTCATTTACAGATTTGTTTCCTTTACCACCTTTAGCAAAAGCAGCCCAATCAGCCTTAAATATCGGTAGTAATCCAAGTTTAACTAGTTTAACTCAATTTATTGACAAAAATGTAATTAATCTTTCTGGTTCATTTAATCCTTTAGATTCTTTATTTGGAGTTAGATCTGTTTATAATAATAATGTTACAAATCAAAGTGGTTCAGCTGCACCAGTTTATTTTTCTCCCAATAATCTAATACTATCAGGTAGTACTAGTGGAGTTTCTCTTGGTTTTGCTGCATTTAATCAACAACAAATAGAAAACTATTATGACATACAAAATCAGGAAAGAACAGCAACAGGAATTAAACCTGATTTTAGGAAAACTTTAATTAATGATTCCCCAATCATACCAGCTTCACCTGATTATGTAACAAAAAATATAGAACAAAGAGTAAACTTAGGAAATCCATCTGCTAGAGGAAATATTAAAAGTTATACAGCAGGAAAAATAATACCAGGTAATAATAAATCTGAACCCTTAGATAAATTAAATGCTTTACCTTTATATAATTCAGCTAATGTAATTTCAAGTAATAGTAATGATGGCTTTGGTATTAAAAATGATTTAGTTAAGTTTAGAATTGGTATAATAAATAATGATGACCCAAATAATAAAACTTACATTCATTTTAGAGCTTTTATTGACAGTATGAGTGATAGTTATTCTGCTGATTGGATGACTCAGAAATTTATGGGCAGAGCTGAAAATTACTATAAATACCAAGGGTTTGATAGAACAGTTTCTTTAGCATGGACAGTAGCTGCACAATCTAAGAATGAATTAATTCCAATGTATCAAAAGTTAAACTATTTAGCTTCATCTTTAGCACCAGATTATTCAGATGCCGGGTATATGCAAGGAAATCTTATTACATTAACAATGGGTGGTTGGTTTTATGAACAACCTGGATTAATAACTGGTATGTCTTTAGATGTGCCTGATGATTCACCTTGGGATATTAGTATCAATGATGAGGGAGGTTCAGACCCAACAGTTAAAGAATTACCTATGATTATAAAAGTGTCTGGGTTTAACTTTGTACCAATACATGATTTTGTACCTAGAATACAACAAAATTCTTTTAAACAAACAGATTATTTAGGTGCTGATGGAAACTTTATTTCAAATTATGGAAAAGAAAGATATATATCATTAAATAATGGACGTAATAATAATTACGATAAAAACAATTATGTTCCTCAAAAACCACAAGATACTACATAATGGCTAGATATACTAATATTCCCGTATTTAAAAAAAGTAATGAATATAAAACTTTAAAAGGCAAAAGATATTATGGTACAACTAAATATCCTAATGTTCCTTTAAATTATGAAGATACTTATGTTTATGCTGAAATAGGAGATAGATTTGATCAACTAGCTCAACAATATTATGGTGATTCATCTTTATGGTGGATTATATCAATTGCTAATAATTCATTAAACCAAGGTTCTTATTTTATTACCCCGGGTATTCAATTAAGAATACCATCTCAAGTAGGATCTATCATATCTAGTTATAATGAATTAAATGAAATATAAAAGTTATGACTGGAAATATAATTGGGGAACAATTTGAAGAGGGTGTTTATTTAGAAATCCAAAATAGACAAAAAACACATGGAAGTGGATACCTTAATAAAAGGACCCCACAACAAATTCAATTTTTAAATAATAGAAATGCTTGGTTAAAACTAGCATCTTCTGTTTATATACTTGGTGAAAATACTAAAGCAGATTTTCAAGCACAAGCCGCTGGAACTAATGCCGCTGAGGGAACTAAAGTTTTTGAAGCAGGAGCAATTGATGCTGATAAAGATGGAATACCAGATGGAATACAAAGATTAAAAAATATAGGTCTTCAAGATACTGAAAATTTTGTAGGTAACCAATTAGCAGAAAAATGTATTTTATTTAATACTTTATCAGAAGCAGTATTTGATGAAGGAGGTAAATTTTTAAAATATAATCAAAGATCTGGTGTTACTAAAAATAATAGTCTTTGGAATTCAAACAATTCTTATGGTTTAGGTGGTTCAGATTTTGGTCTTTCACCAGCACCTGGATTAATTGAGGCTAGTGTTGAATGTATAAATAGGGGTTCTATTCGTAAAGCTAAAGTTTCTTTAAAAGCTTATAATAAATTTCAATTTGAATTAATAGAGTTATTATATCTAAGATTAGGTTATACAATGATGTTAGAATGGGGGTTTGATAAATACTTAGATGGAGAAGGTAATATACAAAAAGTAGGTACTACAGTAATAGAAGATGCATTTTTTAAGACAGCAAAAGAAACCCAAAAATCAATGCTACAAAAGATTAATGACAAAAGAAGAAAGTGTTCCTATAATTATGATGGTTTTTTTGGAAAAGTAACAAATTTTGATTGGAGTTTTAATCCTGATGGAACTTATGATATTTCTATTGATTTAATAACTTTAGGAGATGTTATTGAATCTATTAGTGCAAGAAATAAGGTATTAGCTTTATCAGCCCAACAAAAATTAGATGATATAGATAGCCAATCAGGATTTTTTGGTATAGGTGCAAAAGGGCTTGGTGAAATTGAAGATTCTGCTATTGTAGGTACAGCTGGAGATTCCCAAATTTCTTATTTTATGTATCAAAAAGTAAGAGATATTAAATGGGCAGATAGAAGCAGTGAAGGTGTAAATGCAAGTGTAAAAGGTCCTTATTTTTCATGGGAACATTCTAGAGAACACTATGATGGTTTATCATGGGCTAGAAATTCAGATAATTATCCTTCAATTGATTTACCTAATTTTAATTATTATATGACTTTAGGAAAATTAATGGAAGCAGTTCAAACAAAAATTGCTCCTTTAATAATGAAATCAAACCCAGAAGTACAATTAGATTTTGATTATCAAGAAGAATCTAATATTTGTAATTCATATCCAAATTTAATTTCATTAGACCCTAAAGTATGTTTAATCAAACCCCAATTTTTCCAAACAGCAGATAGCCAATTAGAAGAATTAAAATATCCGGGGTATTTAAATGATTTAAAAGAATTTACCTATAATAAAGGCGATTGTTATTATGGTAGGGTAATGAATATTTATGTTAACTTTGAATTTATAGCTGAAATTTTACAACAAACAGATAAAAAAGGAGAATTAAACCTTTTTGAATTTTTAACAAGAATAGTAGGAGGTATAAATAAAGCATTAGGTAATATAATGGAATTAGAAGTAATAATGAAAGATGATATTACTGTTACTATAATTGATAATAATCCAATTGCTAATTTAGGTTTAATAAAAAGAGATTCATTTGAAATATTTGGTTATAGTCCTTCTGGTTCTTCTAATTTTGTTACTGATTTTAGTTTTGAAACTAATATAACACCTGAACTTTCTAGCCAAATTTCTATTGGAGCAACAGCACAAGGAAGTTCAACTAAAAATACAGATGCAACTGCTTTTTCAAAATGGAATATAGGTTTAATGGACAGAACAAACCCATCAATTATTGATTCCCCTGGTTTTGATTACACTAATGAAGGAACAGGAGAACAAGATAAAGCTTGGGATGAAGGAGAAGAAACCACAGGTGCAAAAGTATCAAACTTTTTATTTGGAGGTTTAGCTAATGAAAAAGTTAGAGGAGAAGTACTAAATTTAGTTTTTAGTAAAAAAAGTACTTCTCTACCTGAAGCAGAATTACAATCTGGGCAAAATTTAGGAAATAGTCAAGATGAATTTAGTAAAGCAATTAATGTTAGAAAAAATGTAACTTATAAAGGTGTAAGATTTGCTAATGTTACTTATTATACATTTTTAACTTTATCTAAAGGATTAAATGCTGCATTAATAGTTAAAGATTTTATAACAGATTTCGTATCAAAAACACCTACAGGAAAATTCATATCAGCTATACAAAGGTATATGTATGATGAATCTGAACAATATGCTTCAAATTATGATCTTTATTTAGTAAGAGCCTTTGGTGGTGAAGCTAAAATTCCAATGGATGCTGAAAAATCAGATTTTAAAACTATTACAGTTAAAACTCGTAATGCTTTATACACTAATATGTCTGATGATTTTATTAGTGAAGGACATCAATGTTTTAATGGGTTTGCTAATTTATTAAATGAAAGAATATTTGCTGAAACTAATAGACCTTCCCCAAAATCAGGTTTTATTCCTATAAAATTAGGTATAACCTTTGAAGGTATGTCTGGTATTAAAATTTACAATGGTATGTCATTAAGACAACAATTCCTACCTCCAGCATATAATGAAGCATTAAAATTTATTATTGATAAAGTAGACCATAGTATTAGTGATAATAATTGGTCAACTTCAATTGGTACTTTAGCTGTTCCTGATGTTGAAAATAAACCTAAAACTCCATTTACAAATATGTCAGCTGTAAGTATTAATGATGGTGAAGCAGATGTTGCAGCAAATACAGGACCAATTGATCCCGGTGGTCTATCAGATACTTCTGGTCTTTTAACTGATGATCCCTTAGAATTTTTTGATAATAGAGATATAAATGGTATTCCTGTTAATAGTAGTACTTATGGGAAAAAGATTTCTTTAGAAACTGCTGTAAGTTATATGAATGTAAACGTACAAAATACTTTTAGAACTTGGTATACTAATATGTTAAATGGAGGATATAATGATTATAAAATTTATATAAATGCTGTATTTAGACCATTTTCTCGATCAGTAGAACTAAGAGCAGAAAATCCTAAAAACGCAGCACCAGGAAAATCAGTTCATAATTATGCTGCGGGGGCTGACATTAGTGTTGTAGATCCAAAAGGTAGATGGATGAAAAAGAAAGAAAGAAACCCGTGGATTTCACAAGGTATAGTATCTGAAGCACAAAAAGCTGGATTAATGTGGGGTGGTGATTTTGGAGGTTATGTAGATGCTGTTCATTTCTTTGTACAATTTAATAGAGATGTAGCATTAGAAAATGCAGAAAATGATAACCCAGGTAAACCACAAAAAGATTGGGATACACAAAATACTAAATTATCATAAATGTACTATCCAAAATCACAAATAATAGAAAATCTTTACGCTAACTCAGGTGAGTTATTTGACCCATCTACTGGTAAAGAATATATCGGTCCTTATTTTGAAACCTCTGATAGAGAATTTTACACAGGTAAAAACCCTCAAGATAAACCTAATAAACTATTAGTAGAAAATGCACCACCTGAAAAATCAGAAGATAGTGAACCATTACCTGAATCTTATTATATTATTAATGATGCTTATTATCATTCAAAAGGTAGAAATATAAATGCTAAATCACCTAGACCTCCTCTATCATCTCTTCCCTTCCCAACAAAATCAGACTATAAATTAGGAGAGTTCCAAAGGTATTTTTTATTAAAAAGTAATGAATTTATTTATATGGAGGTAAATAAAGAAGAATATGAAATATTTAATTCTAAAAATAATTCGGTACAGTGGGATTTTTACTTTCCAATTTCTATTAATTGGATTTTAACAGGAAAAGAAAAAGAAGTTTATAATGTAAATAAAAATATAGTTGAACTAGTAGAAACTAGAAACAACATATATGGTTTTACTAATTACTTTAAAAAACAATTTTCACAATATTTTAAATTTACAGCAGCAAATAATTTAGAGACAAAAGGAGGAGAATTTATAGTAAGAAAAACAGGTAAAGAATATGTTGGACTATATCATGTTCACCCTGATAAAGGACCCATGGTTGGGGCAAAACATGTTTTAACACCACATGATTTACTAGTACCTATAAGTGGCTCAATGGAAAGAATAAATCAAGTAGTAAAAGAAAATACAAATCCTACAACAACAAGTGGAGGATCAAGTGGAGGTTACTAGTTTTTTTATTATATTACGGCAAATAAAAAGGTTTTATGTATTGGTTAATAGAGGAGGATAGTCAACTCGAGGTTTTATTAAATAGTGGTTATAAAAAAGCATTCATTGAAGTAATACCGAGTAGTCATAATGTGCACCCTACGCTAAATAGCGTAAGTTTAGTGTATATTAGACCGTTAAAAGCACATAAAGGCTATATGTTATGTATTACACATAGTGAAAGTTTAGGTGTGTTAAAAACGCGTATAGACGAAATCGTAGATAAATTCGAGGTTTTATATTGTAGAGATAAAAAAGAAACATTACATTATTTTCCAAACAAAGCTCTTTATGACATAAACACACCACCTAATACGTATATACCGGAATTAACTAAAGCACATGAAATACTATATTATAAAAACAAGGATAAACCAAATATAAATGAGGTAGTCCCTATAGTAAAACACTATGAATTGTGTGAAACCATTTTTGAAAATTTAAAAACGAATATTAACAATAAACCAACTAAATATGATGAATTCTTTAACAATAAAGTATCCGTGGTATTCAACGCTATCGAGCGAAATGGATTACAAATACACGTACCTAAATTCGAAGAACACTTCCATCCCGTTGATAGTAAACGAGTCTACAGTCAGTACAACTTAAAAACACTAACTACAAGACCATCAAATAAATTTAAAGGAGTAAATTATGCAGCACTTAACAAAGAAAATGGATGTAGAAAATCTTTTATACCGTCTAATGATATTCTTTATGAAATTGATATTAGTGCTTACCATCCTAGTTTGTCTTGTCGTCTCATCGATTATAATTTCCCCACTAGTGATATTCATAGTCATTTACAACAACTTTACGGAGTAAGTTATAAAGAATCAAAAGAGTTAACATTTAAACAATTGTATGGAGGAGTATTTAAAAAATATGAACATCTGGAATACTTTCAAAAAATAAAAGAGTATATACATAATATGTGGCTCGATTTTTATCAAGGAGAGGATATTGTGTGTCCGATTTCAAATTACGTTTATCAAAAAGATTATTATAAGGAAATGAATCCGCAAAAATTATTTAATTATTTGCTACAAAACTTGGAGACGTCAATGAATGTTCGTATACTGTGGGATATATTAAAGGAATTAAGAGGTAAAAAAACAAAATTAATATTATATACATATGATTCATTCTTATTCGATTATAGTGAAGATGAAACCGAGGTTATGGAATCAATTAATAGTATATTTACTAAATACAAATTTAACACAAAAATAAAACAGGGCTATGATTACGACTTTAGATAAAGAAACAAATACGTATAACGCGAATTATGATGTTGTAACTGACATCAAAACCGTTGGAGATTTGAATAATAAACTATTCTGTACATTTACTGACCTAGATAACTTAGATGGCCTATTAGAGGAAATCAAAAGTAAATATGTTATCATATATAACAAACTATTTGTTCTTGAAATAGCTGGTAAGGATGAGTATGTCATTACATATAATGTAGACCAAGGTAACGTTCACACTATCCCAGATAATACAATTTTAGTCCACAGAAAAAAAGAGTCGAATACTCTTTACACCATTAATGCTTTAAATGAATTAATTAAAAAATTAAATGGTGGTGTTGTAGATTCTTCTTATCAAGTAAATTGGCAACATTATAAAAATTGTATTTTATTAACTCAACATAATGAGTTAAATCAATTAAATACAAAAATTCACAAAATAATTGAACTATAATTTGGATACCCAAATTCTGGTTCGTATATTATAGTTACATTAAAAAAAAGTTATAAAATTATGGATTTATCAATGCTTAAACAGAAGTTGGACACCCTCCAACAAAAACAACCACAAGGTCAAAAACGAGATTATAGTTTGACATTTTGGAGACCTACTGTAGGTAAACAACAGATCAGAATTGTGCCTAGTGCTTTCAATTCTAACAACCCATTTACAGAACTTAAGTTCTATTATGGTATTACAAATAAAGTTATGATTTCACCACTTAATTTCGGTGATAAAGACCCTATAGCTTCATTTGCTAGTAAACTTAGAGAAGAATATAATAAAGAAAATTATGTTTTAGCTAAGAAACTAGACCCTAAAACACGTATTTTTGCTCCTGTAATTGTTAGAGGAGAAGAAGATAAAGGTGTTAGATTATGGCAATTCGGAAAATTAATTTACGAAGAATTACTTTCACTTGCTGTCGACGAAGAAATTGGTGATTATACTGATATTGTAAACGGTAGAGACCTTACTATTGAAACAGTAGGACCTGAAGCTACAGGAACACAATATAATAAATCATCAGTTAGAGTTAGATTAAAACAAACTCCACTTAGTAGTGATGCTGCCCAAGTTGAAAAATGGAAAGCAGAACAACCAGACCCTAATGGCGAATTTAAAAAATTCACTTTTGATGAAATGAAATCCGCATTAGAAAAATGGTTAGCTCCTGAAATAGAGGATGAAGGTACTATTATATCAGAACCAAATGATGATTTTGATGATGCTAAACAACCAGCGCCATCTAAGTTTTCATTAGATACTTCTAAATCTAAGAAAACTAAAACTGATCAATTTGATTCTTTATTCGACGACAAAAAAAGTAATGAACCAAACGATCTACCCTTTTAAATATGGCCAGAAAGAAAAAATCACTATCGGCGGCAGTCTCTAAAGAAATTCAAAGTAAATTTAATTTAAATGAATTTAAGAATAAAAAGGGACTAGACAAGAATATTAAATTCAAAGATCAACAATGGATACCCCTCTCTCCTGCCTTTCAAGAAGTTACCTCTATACCAGGTATACCTATGGGGCACATTGTTTTACTTAGAGGTCATTCTGACACAGGTAAAACAACAGCGATGATAGAAGCAGCAGTATCCGCCCAAAATAATGGGATACTGCCTGTTTTTATTATCACAGAAATGAAATGGAATTGGGAGCATGCAGTTCAAATGGGATTAGATATTAACATAGAAAAAGACGAAAATGGAGAAATTACTAATTATGATGGTAATTTTATTTATGTTGATAGAGAAACACTTAATTCTATTGAAGATGTTGCTGGATTTATTTTAGATTTAATGGATGAACAAAAACGAGGTAATTTACCTTATGATTTATTATTCCTATGGGATAGTATTGGTTCTGTACCTTGTGAAATGTCACTTAAATCAAATAAAAACAACAATGAATGGAATGCAGGCGCGATGTCAACTCAATTTGGGAATAATGTTAATCAAAAAATTACATTATCAAGAAAAGAGTCATCACCATTTACTAATACTTTAGTTTGTGTTAATAAAGTTTGGACATTAAAACCAGAATCACCTATGGGTAAACCTAAATTAATGAATAAGGGTGGTTATGCAATGTGGTTTGATTCAACATTTGTAGTTACATTTGGTAATATTATGTCTGCTGGAACATCTAAAATTAAAGCAATTAAAGATGGCAAGCAAGTAGAATTTGCTAAACGTGCTAACTTACAAATTGATAAAAACCATATTAATGGTGTTACTACAAGAGGTAAAATTGTAATGACCCCTCATGGTTTTTTATTAGATGAACCAAATCAACTTAAGAAATACAAAGATGATAATGCCAAGGAATGGGCAAAAGTATTAGGTGGAATGAATTTTGATGTAGTTGAAGAAGGGGAAGAAATTCAAGACATCTCACACTTCGAGAAAGAACCAGTATAATAATTATGAAGCAAAAAGAACTATTTAAGCTATTGGACGAAGTCCAAGAGCAAAGGGAGGAGCCAACTTTAAAAAAACATGATAAAGTCTTAGTAATAGATGGATTAAATCTATTTTTTAGGAATTTTGCAATGTTAAATATGGTAAATCCTGATGGTGTTCACATTGGTGGGTTAGGTGGATTCCTTCGTAGTTTAGGTGCTTTAATAAATCAGACTCAACCTACATCTGTTTATGTAGTATTCGATGGAGCAGGATCGGCAACAAACCGTAAAAACCTGCTCCCCGAATACAAATCAGGAAGAAATTTACAACGAATTACTAATTGGGAAGTATTTGAAGATTTAGATGATGAACATGATGCTAAAGTTGATCAAATAGTACGTTTAATTCAATATTTAAAGTTATTATCTATTAAAACAACTATAATTGATAAGGTAGAAGCTGATGATATTATAGCCGTATTATCCGAAAAATTAGTTAAAAAATTTAATTCAACCGTTTTTATTGTTTCTAGTGATAAAGATTTTGTACAGTTAGTAACTGATAAAATAATATTATATAGACCAATGGAGAAAGAATATTATAATTCTGATACGGTTTTACAAAAATTTGGTGTATTATCCCAAAATTTTATTTTATATAAAACATTATTAGGAGATAATTCAGATAAAATCCCGGGAGTTAAGGGATTAGGTGAAAAAGGTATATTTAAAAGATTCCCTGAATTACAAACTGAGGTTTTAACATTAGAAGATATTTTTGATATATCTGCTAGGAAATTTAAAGAACATATTGTATATTCGAGGATAATTCAGGATAGAGTAAAATTAGAAAATAGTTTTAAAATCATGGATTTAAGTAAACCTATGGTTGATGCGGAACAAATAGAATATGTTGATTATGTTATTGAACAGGAATTCCCAGAACTAGAACCTAAATTATTTGTTCAAATTTATAATGAAGATAAATTAGGAGGAATGATTAGGAATTTAGAAATATGGTTAAACGATAAATTTTCACACTTTAAAGGTTATAAAAATTGACATTACACACATTAAATAATTACGGACCAGAATTTCAAATTAAAGCAATATCATCCTTATTAACTCATAAAGAGTTTTTAACAAATATACATGATATTATTAGTGAAGAATTTTTTGAAAATAGTGCGCATAAGTGGGTAATTAAAGAGATTTTAAAGTATTATGATAAGTATCATACAACTCCAAATCTTGAAACCTTAAAAATTGAGTTACAAAAAATAGATAATGATGTATTACAATTATCTATTAAAGAACAACTAAAATTAGCTTATGTATCATCTGATGAAGATTTAAAATATGTTCAGGAAGAATTTACTAATTTTTGTAAAAACCAACAATTAAAAAAAGCATTAATGTCATCAGTTGATTTGTTAAAAGCAGGTGATTTTGATGGTATTAGGTTTTTAGTTGATGGAGCATTAAAAGCTGGTCAAGATAAAAACGTAGGACATGAATATAATAAAGATATCGAAGAACGTTATCGAGAAAACTCTCGTACGACTATACCTACTCCTTGGGAAAGGATTAACACACTATTACAAGGCGGATTGGGAAATGGAGATTTTGGTCTTATTTTTGGTAATCCTGGAGGTGGTAAATCGTGGTCTCTTGTAGCATTGGGAGGGTATGCTGTTAGACTGGGATATAACGTTCTTCACTATACATTGGAGTTGGGTGAAGATTATGTAGGAAAAAGATATGATGCTTTTTTCACCCAAATTCCAGTTAATAAACATGAGTTACTAAAACCAAAGGCAGAAGAAATAGTACCTCAGCTACCTGGTAGACTTATTATTAAAGAATTCCCAACAGGTAGGGCAACAGTATCAACTATTGAATCTCATATTGCGAAAGTTGCAAATATGGGATGCAAAGCAGATTTAATACTTATTGATTATGTTGATTTACTTTCATCAAGAAAGAAAAATAGGGAGCGTAAGGACGAAATTGACGATATTTATACTAGCACAAAAGGATTAGCTAGAGAATTAGATATACCTATTTGGTCAGTTTCTCAAGTTAACCGTGCTGGTGCAAAAGATGAGATTATTGAAGGTGATAAAGCTGCAGGTTCTTATGACAAGCTTATGATTACCGATTTTTCAATGTCTTTATCAAGGAAAAAAGAAGATAAAGTTAAGGGTACAGGTAGATTTCATATAATGAAAAATAGATATGGTATGGATGGTCTTACATTTGCTGTTAAAGCTGATACAGCAACAGGTCATTTTGAAGTACATAATTATAATACGGATTTAGAAGAAGATGAATATGTAGCACCTAAAACCCAAACCAACAGATTTGATACTGATACAGACAAATTTGATAAAGCTTTACTTCGTGAAAAATTAGAAGGTTTTCGAGAAAACTTAAAATAACTTTAAAAACATTAAAAATGCCAAAAAAATCTTTATTACAAGAACGTATTGTTTATAAACCATTTGAATACCCAGTTGCTCATGATTATTGGATGAAACAACAACAAGCACATTGGTTACATACAGAAGTTCCAATGATGTCTGATGTTAATGATTGGAAACAAAATTTAACAGATGTAGAAAAAAATATTATTGGTTCGATTTTAAAAGGTTTTGCTCAAACAGAAACTGTAGTAAATGATTATTGGTCATCTTTAGTTACAAAATGGTTTAGAAAACCAGAAGTAATTAAAATGGCAGTTACATTTGGTGCTTTTGAAACTATACACGCTGAAGCTTATTCTTTATTAAATGAAGAATTAGGTTTAGATGATTTTGCTGAATTTTTAGAAGATGAGGCAACTATGGCTAAAATAGAAGCACTAACTGAAGTTAGAGATTCTCATGATGGTACTCCTAATTGGCATGAAAGAGCTAAATCATTAGCAATTTTTTCTGCATTTACAGAAGGAGTTAATTTATTTTCATCTTTTGCTGTTTTATTATCCTTTAAATTAGATAATAAACTAAAAGGTGTAGGTCAAATAGTAGAATGGAGTATCAGAGATGAATCATTACATTCAGATGCTGGATGTTGGTTATTTAGAACTTTACTAAAAGAACACCCTGAATTTGACACTCCTGAATTAAGATCTGATATTGAAGAAGCAGCAAAGCTATCTTTAAAATTAGAACTTGATTTTATTGATACTGTTTACGAAATGGGAGATTTAAAGGGATGTCCAAAATATGATTTAATATCATTTATTAAACACAGAGTAAATACAAAAATGAGCGATCTAGGATATGATGCAATTGTTAATGGAATAGATCAAGAAGCAGTACAAAGAATGAGTTGGTTTGATAATTTATCAGGTGGAAAACAACATACAGATTTCTTTGCAAATAGAGTAACTAATTATAGTAAAGGTGTTCAAAATTGGGACGCCGCATCAATATTTTAATATGGATAATAATTTAATAGTAGATTATAGTAATTGGGAAGCTGGAAAACAATACCCAGAATGGATGGATGAAATTTCATTAGCAACCATTAGCAAAGGATATTTATTGCCTGGTGAAAATGTAAGAACAGCATATAAAAGAGTAGCAAATGCCGCAGCACATAGACTTAAAAAACCAGAACTAGCAAGTAAATTTTTTAAATATATTTGGAATGGTTGGATAGGATTAGCATCCCCCGTTATATCTAATATGGGTACTGATAGAGGTTTACCTATTAGTTGTTTTGGTGTAGATACACCCGATTCTATACGTGGAATTGGTTTAACTAACGCAGAACTAATGAAGTTAACAGCATCTGGCGGAGGTGTAGGTATTAGTGTATCCCGCATTAGAAAACGTGGAGAATATATTACAGGAAATGGTAAAAGTGAAGGTGTAGTTCCATGGTGTAAAATTTATGATTCATCAATTATTGCAACTAATCAAGGAAATGTTAGAAGGGGCGCAGCATCTGTTAATTTAGATATTGAACATGGAGATATAGATGAATTTTTAGAAATTAGAAGACCTAAAGGAGATCCTAATAGACAATGTTTAAACTTACATCAATGTGTAGTTGTAGGTGATTCATTTATGAGAAAATTAGAAGCCAGAGACTCAGATTCTATGAATCGTTGGGCTAAAGTTTTAAAATCAAGAATGGAAACAGGAGAACCTTATATAATGTATAAGGATAATGTTAATAAAAATAATCCTATTGCTTATAGAATGAATAACTTAGATGTTACTATGACTAATATTTGTTCTGAAATTACATTATTTACAGATGAAGAACATTCTTTTATATGTTGTTTATCATCTCTTAATTTAGCTAAATGGGAAGAATTTAAGGATACAGACTGTATTCAAACTGCAATTTGGTTTTTAGATGGAGTAATGCAAGAATTTATTGATAAATCAAATGGTAAAGAATCATTAAAAAGAACACATAAGCATGCTTCTAAAGGTAGAGCATTAGGTTTAGGTGTAATGGGTTGGCATACCTTTTTACAACAGAAAAATTTACCCTTTAATTCAGTAGCATCTACAGTACACACTAGAAATATTTTTAATAAAATTAGAATGGAATCAGAAACAGCTTCTATGGATTTAGCAGCTGAGTATGGAGAACCTTTATGGTGTAGAGGAACGGGTATGAGAAATACTCATTTACTAGCAGTTGCCCCTACAGTATCAAATTCTGTTATTTGTGGTGGTATATCAGCTGGTATTGAACCTTTACCTGCTAATGTTTATACATTTAATGGTGCTAAAGGAACATTTATTAGAAAAAACAAATCACTTGAATCTTTACTTGAATCTAAAGGTGAAAATAAAGAAAAATGGTGGAAACAAATGTTACAAGAAGGAGGATCAGTATTAGGTTTACCAGATAATATATTATCATCTGAAGAAAAAGAAGTATTTTTAACATTTTCTGAAACAAATCAATTAGAATTAGTAAAACAAGCAGCTGAAAGGCAAAAATATATAGATCAAACACAATCATTAAATCTTTCATTTGATCCTAATGATTCCCCAAAATGGATTAATCAAGTGCATATGGAAGGTTGGAAATTGGGTGTCAAAACATTCTATTATTTGCGAACTGATTCGGTTATTAAAGGAGATCTTGGAAGTCGCCAAGCAGATTGCATCTCTTGTGATGGATAGACGAATCTAAAAATATCTTCACATATTTATCGATAAACATAAATAGATCGTAATATGAGGATATTAGTATTAATTGTTGCATTCATCATATTTTCACCAACACTACAAGGCCAAGAGATACTTAAAACTCCAATTAAAGAAAAAAGTAGCTTTTTAAAAGACCTTTATACTGACTTTTTAAAATATGGTACGGTATATGGAGCTGGTGATATTTCAAATTCAATTGAGGCAGCAGAGCCTACTTTCTTTTTAAGAACTAACCAAGACGGTAGTTTATATTCAATCCCTGACGTAGTAGATAATACAGAAGTATTTCCATTTGATTACAGATATGGATTTGGAATTAGAAAATTAGCTAGATTCGATTATGAAAGAAAACCTAAAAACTTTTATGATGGTACAGAAAACCAATTAGCTTTCTCTGCACCTACATCTGCTTTTAAAGGTTTAGAATATCAATTTCACTTTGAAAAGGAAAGATGGAGAGGTGAAGATTTTACTAACTTTAATTATTTCCTAAAACATACAGGCAAATATCATATCGCAAAAATACAAGCTAGGGAAGTAGGTAAAATTAACTTAAATTATAACTCAGCTGAATTAAGAGCAAGGTTACCTATTGGAAAAAAATTCAGTATATCTGCTGGTGCTATA